AGAAGGCCTTGTAGCCGTTCATGCCGGTGTAGGTGGGGTGGGTCATTTGGTCTCTCCATGTGGGTGGGGCTCGCTATTGGTATATCAAGACGCCAATGTCGTGTCAAGTGACTGTGGCTGGGGCTGGGGGAAAATTCAGGACGGCGTGTTTTCCAAAGTAAAACTTGGCGGCGTCATCATAGGCGAGGGCCGCTGATATCTCGTCTGGGAAATTGCCGAGATGCCGCGCTCGGAAACTTACCCTGATGGTCGCTTGCCACTTTTCGCCGACGGCGGCAGATACGCCGCGATATCGAGACGGCTTCCCCCGGATTTTTATCCCCGTCCACGGCTTCCGCAAATTCTCAATCCGATTGTTGGTGGGATTGCCGTCGATGTGAGTGAGTGAGGTGGGGCACCAGCCGTAGTGCATTTTGAAAATTAGGCGGTGAGCGCGAAACATTTTTCCCGCCAATGTAATTTCGAGACAGCCATCGCGAAGCGTTCCAGCGCGCTCTCCAGCGCGCCAAGCGTTTACTTTCTTGCGGCTCGCTTCGTTTTTGAAGTGGCTCAGGGGGCGCTTCCGCCAGATGAGATCCCCAGTGGCGGGGTTATATCGGAAACACTCGAGGAGATAGTTGACGCTCGGGAGGGGTTTGCGGTCTGCCATATCAACGGACCCTCCGAACGTGCAGACACTCGTCGGCCCTGTTTACTGAGAATTTTTTGCCGGCACTCTTACCGTAGTTGCTCGCCGACACCCTGACGCGGCCATCCGTGCGAGGGTCGCTGGTGTCGGTGATAATGAAACAGTCCCCGACCTCCATGTCCGGGAACGGATAGAGGCGTGGCCGCCCCCGCCCCTCTTTCGGTGCGGGCACATTCTTTAAGATCTCGTATGTCATGTCGCTTATCCTTTTTTGTGTTTATTTCTGCATAATACTAAATTGTGTGTGCATATGTCAACAAGGCTCTGTCCTATGGCGGGCTGATTTCGATGACATCACGCCAATCGCTCTCAGGGCTCGCTGAGGGCTCGACAGTGGTTTTTGGGGCCGTGGGTCGTTTTCGATTGAAACGGCGTCTGGCGGTGTCCTGACGTTCGCTGGGCGGTAGGTTTGGGTAAGTGGCGGCGGCCGACTGGCGTGAGGGGCGAAACACCAATAAAAGCCCCCACCCGCAATTCCCAAACTAGCTACAGGCCGTCCAAGCCTTACAGGGCAGGGCTGGACGGCTTTTTGCGCAAGTCGTTCCCAAGAAATTCCCACCGAAATTGGGAACTAGTGGGGTTGGTTAAGCTATTGATCTGTATGGAGAACATATCGTCACCCCCCCCATAAATCCCGTTTGCCGAGTGTCGAAATATACCACCCCATGAAAATCAGCCCCCCTACACGAAAATGCAGGGAGAGAGAGATAGATGGGAAAAGTGGAAATACTAGATACTATATACTATATTACACTACTACATAGTAGTAACTTCAATGACTTAGAGCCACCCCATTCGTTCCCATTTTTGGGTGGCTTAATGACCACTTCCTACCACCTGAAACATGAATCGCCCTTCATATTCATATTTAGCGAACTATCGAAATGAACGGGTCATCATGTTCAGGTTTAGCGAAGGGTCGAATTGAGGGTGGCTTGTGTCTGGTGGCGCGGTGAGATATTCTTGGTGGATGGAAAAAGAAATCAAACACGCGACCTTCGAAGATCTCCCTCCCCGCTGGCAGGTGTTCTGCCGGGAGTATCTGGTGGATCGGATCAAGAGTGCCGCAGCCCGCCGCGCCGGCGTCTCGGTATCAATCGTCGAGAAGGTGATGAAGGAGCCAGCCGCTGTCGCTTGGATCGATGAGCGGACGCTCGACGCCGCGTCGCGGTGCGAGTTGAGTGTCGACTGGGTGCTGATGGAGCTCAAGAACCTGAAGGGTCTCGCGCAGGACGAGGGCGACTGGGGCTCGGCGCTCCGCGCAGTCGAGGGTGTTGGTCGTCACCTCAAGGTCTTCAGCGACAAGCTGCAGGTCGATGGCAACATGACGATCAACGTCCTCACTGGCGTCCCTGACCGCGATGGCGAATAATTCATGGCTCAGGTAGGCGCCGTCGTAAATGTCGACATCGGATACAAGCCGCGCCTCTGGCAGACCGCTGTCCACCGGAAGCTGAAGCGCTTCAGCGTGCTGGTGGTACACCGCCGCGCCGGCAAGACCGTGATGACGCTCGCCGAGCTCATCGACAAGGGCCTCAAGTGCCCGCTCAAGATGGGGCGCTTCGCCTACATCGCGCCACTCCGCAATCAGGCGAAGGGGATCGTCTGGTCATACCTGAAGGACTTCACGCGAGACATCCCCGGACTGAAGAGTAATGAGGCCGAGCTCTACGTCGAGTTTCCCAATGGCGCGCGCATCACCCTCTACGGCGCCGATAATCCAGACGCCATTCGCGGCGCCTATCTCGACGGCGTTGTCCTCGACGAGTACGCCGACATAGGCACAGAGGTCTGGACTAAAGTCCTTCGCCCAATGCTCGCCGACCGCTTGGGCTGGGCCATCGTGATCGGGACGCCAAAGGGGCACAACCACTTCTTCGAGATCTACAGGAAAGCCATGACGCGCATGGCTGAGGGCAAGGACTGGTACGCCGTCTCCCTCCCATACTGGGAGACCGACGCCCTCGACAAGGATGAGATTGAGGCCGCCCATGAGGAGATGGGCGACACGGCCTTCGCTCAGGAGTTCTGCGTCGACTTCTCGGTCGAGGGGGCCGACGTCCTGATCCCGATCAAGCTGGTCGAGGAGGCGATGGCCCGTCACGTCGACGAGGTCGACTTCCGCAGGTCAGCCAAGGTCATGGGTGTCGACGTCGCGCGCTTTGGTGATGACAGCTCCGTCATCCAGAAGAGGCAGGGCCTCTACGCCGAGAGCCCGATCACGCTCAAGGGCCTCGACAACATGGAGCTGGCGAACAGGGTCGCAGCCGAGATCAATCTCTACGAGCCCGACGCAGTCTTCGTCGACGCCGGCCGCGGTGAGGGTGTGATCGACCGACTGCGCGAGCTGGGCTACGCCGTCATCGAGGTCAACTTTGGTGGCAAGTCGGTCGACGACAAGTACCGCAATCACGCGACGCTGATGTGGGTGAAGATCCTCCAGTGGCTCAAGTCTGGCGGGTCGCTGGATCCAGATACGACGGTCTACCTGACCGAGCTCTCGGCCCGCACATACAAGTTTGGCCCCGACGGCCGCATGATCATCGAGCCGAAGGCTGCCCTGAAGAAACGCTTCAAGTCTCCCGATCACGCCGACGCACTGGCCCTAACCTTCGCCCACGACGTCGAGCCCAACATCGATTACCTCCACGACCACGTCCCCAATAGTGGTCAGGCGCTGTCTGATTACGACCCTTGGTGAGTGGACAGGCGCAGGCCGGCGTGGTAGGCGTGGAGAAATTTAGTCCTTCGTGGAGATGACATCATGTGCATGGGAAGCCGAAGCGCGCCGCGCCCTCCAGCGCCGCCACCAATTCCGACGGCCCCGACGCCGCAAGATCCAGCCATCGACGAGGCGCGACGCGACGCCCGAGCCAAGGCCAAACGCGGCGGCAGGCAGTCGACCGTCGTCTCTGCCTTGGGCGGCGACACCAGTTCCGCATCCAGAACCCTCTTGGGAGGATAAGACATGGGCGTCTATGATAAATCTTGGGCGGGTCTCAACGACTTGGGCGTCTCGCATGCCCTCGCAATAATTGACGACACCTACGGCGTGCAGGCGGTCATCAAGGACAAAACGCTGAAGAAATTCGGCCGTAACGAGGGCGTGGGGACGTCTTATGAGGACGTGTGGCAGTATGGCGGGACAGAAACCCTACCAAGCACCAACGCAATCGACACGGTAAGCTCGTCCAGCAGCAGCGACACCACTACGCTAGTTGTCGAGGGCTTTGTCCTGACGGACGGCAATAAGATTTTCACGGTGCAGACCGTCACGCTGACAGGCCAGACTAAAGCCCTGCTAACCACGCCGCTGGCTCGCTGCACTCGCGCCTATGCGTCCGGCGCTGTCGATCTGGTGGGTGACGTTTATGTGTACGAGGATGACACGCTTTCGGCTGGCGTGCCGACTACCGCCGCCAAGGTTCACATTGATGTGAAGGGGACAGAGGGCGAGAATCAATCGTTCAAGGCGTCAACATCGATCAGCTCAGTTGACTATTGGATCATCACGCAGATTTATGTTGCCGTACTTCGCAAGGCGGCGGCGCAAGCCAACTTTGAATTACAGATCCGCGAAAGCGGCGGTGTTTGGCGCTCGCAGAGTATTCTTAACGCAACTAGCACGTCTGATGCGGCTGTTGCAAATATCAATCCGCCGCTAATCGTCCCGTCAAATGCAGACGTGAGAATCCGCGCACAGGCCAGCACCACCGGCGTTGACTGCGTGGCGTGGATTAACGGCTATCTCGCTATCGACAGGGAAGCGCTCTAAATGCCAGTAACCAGCGGATCAGAGCACCCTTGGCGCAGGCGCCTCTCGCGACTGCAGACCGAGCGCTCGCGCTTCGAGACCGTGTGGGGCGAGATCGAGGAGAACGTCGCGCCCAAGACGCTGCGCCTCAATGTCTCCGAATACAATGAGGGCGAGAAGGGTCACCAGAAGATCCTCGACGAGACGGTCATCCGCGCCCGCCGCGTCTTCACGGCTGGCTTCGTCTCGGGTATGACGTCGCCGTCGCGTCCGTGGTTCAAGCTGACGACGCCCGACGCCGCCCTCTCCGAGAGCCACGGCGTGCGCATGTGGCTGGATGAAGTCGAGCGCAGGATGAGCCTCGTCCTCGCCCGCTCCAATTTCTATCAGGCCATTGCCCGCGTCTATGACGACCTCGGCACCTATGGCACCTGCGCCATGACGTGCCTCGAGAACTTCGACAAGGTCGTCTGGTTCTACCCGCATCCCGTCGGCACATACTACGTCTCGCAGAATGATCAG